CTATATGTTGCTTTAGATTTGTTCCGGACAGCGCATATCCATGGACCATAGTGCCCAATCTTTTATTGTCGTCTAGTTTAAATACCGTCATAGCAAAGTCGTCAGAACTTTCCGACTCGGCCCAGCTGGGGTCAAACGCTAAAAGGTACTTTGCCCCAACCTCCCCTTTTACCTCAACTGAAGGGGAGCCTCCATCCGAAACAGTACATTCAGACATCCTTGAAGTTTTAAAGTATCCGCTGCTGTCGTCTGTAAATATGGCTCCGAACTCTCGCTCAAACTGACTATGGCTCATTGAGCTTTTTGCTTGATTAATGAGATTCTGATCATATAGTTGCAACGGGGCGCAATCGTAACTGAATTGCATGATCGTTCTAGCCGCATTATCCCGCTCGACATCTTCAGATAGGATTAGATCCTCAAATTGACTATACAGTTTATACATATACTCAAATTTATAAGAAGCGGAGGATAACATGATTAGCTTATTGTTGGGCCACTGATGCCGGTCTTCCTCCTTCATTTTCCCTTCCTCTATTAAGCTGGTCTCTAACTTATACAGGTCGTCTCTTTGCGTTGGGTTTTCTACAACAGAAAGAAAGGGAACTATAACTTCATTATAAATCCTCTCAGGCATAAGGGCAAACTCATCGATTATAATCCTATGAAACCTAAAGCCCCGAAGCTTTTCTCCGTCTCCCAAGGGAAGGGCTCGAATCCTAGAGTCTCCTATCTCCATAAGCCACTCATCATTACTCTTGGATTTCCTTGTGATACATTGCGCCAGCAAAGCTGCTTCGGGCTTAGAGGCAATATCTTCAATTTTCTTAAATATCATTTTCGCCTGCCGAAAAGACTTCGAAAGTATTCCAATTTCAACCCCTTGGTTCATTATGGCGTCTAGAAATGCAAATATTCCTGTAGTAAAAGATTTTGACATCCCCCGGGACCAAACCCCCATAAAGTAATCGGTTTCAAACATGGCCTTGATTGCGGCGTGTTGAAAAGGAAAAAGTTTTATTCCTGAAAGTAGATCTGTAGCAAAAGTTACGTTTTCCCTTAGAAATTTATACAAGAGTATCCTCGCCTCTCGCTCCTCAATGAAACCCTTTTTATCTAAAAGAATTTCATTAATATGAGGCCCCTTACTCTTTTTAAGTTGCTTTCCCGTTTCCCAGCTCATTTTTATCTATATAGTATTGTAAGTCTACGCCCCACAGCGCCTCTCCTAGTTTTAATATTTTTGGAATAATTAACTCCGAGGCCTCCCTGCTCCCGGAAAAAACGAATTGACATGTGTCAGCAAAATCATGAGCCAAAACCCTCATGTTATGATAAATAAATTTAAGATTAGTCGAATGCGGGCCCCACCTGTTCTTTTTGTAAATTTCATTAATGGAGCTTTCTGTTATAATAAACAAATAACAATCCATATCCCTTGCTCGCTCGAGCTCTCTCCTGAATCGGTCTAAATTATTTACGCTCAATGTCCCAATGAAGTCCCCTGCGCTTTTTCGGTCGATATAGGTATAGTCATAATCACTTCCTGCTGCGGTATAGTCTCCGAAGTCAAGTTTCATTACGTCTGAATTACGGAAGCTCAGTGGCTTTTGTTCTCTTGTGTCAATAAAAATCTTAATATCATCAAGATCGACATCCCCAAACTCACAGGGAAGCCTTTTAGAAAATAAGGGGTCCACTCCAGCCTTCTGACAGGCCTGAGTATAGCTCCCAAAGTGATCGACATAAGTATCCACATCAGGAAGTTCAGCCAACCTTAACTCTACATGAGAAGGACCCCGCACAAGCTTTTTGTCACTTATCCTCTCCCGAAGCAACTTCAGAATATATTCCCCCACCTCCTTTTTTTCGTGAGACTTGCACCACTTAATTAATTGAGCCCTGCTATCAAAATCCTTACGGAAGTAGTCTTTTTTATTTTTAAACGGCAATGGCTCCCCTGTTAATTTATTCAATTTAGGAAAATACTTAGTATAATATTCGGCCATATTGGTGCCGTGTTGCTTAAGGTGACAATGAAGTCCCTTTTCGGAGGTAAAACCCTTGTCGCATATTTTACAATTAATCATAACTCTACATCATATACTTTAAGGTTTTCCGCAGGCATCCTCCTCCGTTTCCCAAAGTATCCCAACCTTTGCCCTAGCCAAAAGACAATCAACGCGACCCTTGGAACCTTGAATATTTTTCCATCAGAATTCGTCACAGTTGGGACCTGGGAGTGCAATACCCGAGCAAGTAAGGTCCTCTCCATATCGACCATTTTACAGTCTTTAATTGAAATATTTCTCACCATCGGCCTATTCACATCATCGTAATCCGTCCAATTTCCCAAGTCAACACATGCCCCATCCCACCATTTTGAATAATCATTTATAAATTTACAATTCAATATAGAGATGTCCCTCGCGCCACCCTTTATGGTAATATGTTGTTTTGTGTTAGTTGATATAAATTCACAATTAACAAATTGAATATTTCCGCCCCGGACAATATCAACGCAGTCCTCCGTTCCCCCAATGATTTTTGAATCAGCAATATAAACATCATAGCAAAAAGACAGCTTAAGCCCCTCGTCGCCCTTGCTTCCGTCTATCACACAATCTCGAATTTCATAAGCAAGAGGATCCCTCCCTGGTCTCCACGAAAGCCCTAAAGCGGAAGTGTCATTAAATTTATCAACCCCCTTGGAGTGGCAATAAAATTTTTGTCCGAATATTTCTTTAGTAAACATCACAGGGAATCAGACTTTGATATTCCAAGAACTCTAGCTTTCCAATCTGGCATTTTTTCCAGCTCATCCATTTCGTTGCTAATGAGCTTTTGTTGCATTTGAGCCATCTTTAACATGATACCCCTTTCCTCTTCCTCCTGAAACAGCTGCACTAGGTTAAGTATGCTTGCGTTCTTTGAAACCTGGCTTGCTATTCTTTTGGATCTGTCGCCCTGAAGCTTGGAGATTAAGGATTCCATTCTTTTTTCGCATTGATTGTATTCTTCGCTTTTTGTTTTTAGGATTTCAGTCAACCTAATGGTCATGTCTTGCTGCTCCTCCGCTTCATCAAACATTCTATTGAGTTTGTCCATTGCGCTTTGAATTCTTTTTAAATGGATATAATCCATACAAACATTAATATACAGATTTATTTCGTCCGTGGTAAGATCCGGCTTATCCCAGGTAGCCCTAACAAATTCTGCCTCAAACAAATTGCGGTCCTCAAGGCCCGTGTAAGTTTCAATTACCTGAAGAAACCGTGGTGCAGACATAAACTTCCTTAAAGCCTCTATGCATCGTTTGTATTGCACCGTCATTTTATCCTCGGAAATTTCGACGCCGACGCAATCCTGAATTTTCTTCATTATTTTGCTATCTGCCTTCGGAGGGGAATATTTAATGTTCATTGCGGTTTCATTTTTAGGAACATCTAAACCTTCCTCGTGAATAAAATCATGAACCGCCCAGAACTCTTTGCTCATGTGTTTTATTTCTGCCCCGGCAAATACGAGCCTTGCTAACGCCACGCTACTCACATCTGCGGCGGAGTTGTTTCGAATAAATTCCTTTTGCTCCTCTGTGAGCTGGATATCATCTTTTTTGCTAATGTGCCGAGTAGAATAGTCAATCCCCGCTTCCTTCATGAATTTTCTAACAAGTCGCCCCTCCCTTGTTCTGCCGTCAAGGGAGTCGTCCATAAAAACGTCTCTAGTTAATTTGGACAAATCTCCAATTATTGGAGCATTCTCTTTAATAAATGCCTTTTGATCTTCCGTAAGCTCCGGCAGCGGTTTCATATATAATAATTTCTCCTTTATCTAAAATAGACGCAGCCTTGTCTTTGAAAATTTTCTTTAAATTTTTCAATTGCTTATAGCCTGCTTTTCGACCCCTTTCGCTCGTCTTATACCCCATCACCTTAGCGACTTCCTCTTCATCCATATGTTGGACGTAAAGCATATCGTAAACCTTGTATTGCTTCTCGGGCAACGCCTCTTTCATTGCCTTCGCTAATTTACCCGCAGCCTCCTCAATGTCGACTTGAGTATCCTGTATGGAGCCAACCTCATGAGTGTGATGTTCTATGGTGACAGCCATCTTAATGTCATAGGCTGCCTTCTTAGTTTTGCTCCACTTTAAATACAATGGGCACTCGCTATCCTGTAGCCCGCTTGAGGTGAAGCCGCACAAACTGCCCGGGGTTATTCCTGGATCCTTCCCGGATCTGGACTGATTAAAAGGGCAATTAAGGCAAGGTCGGACAAAATTAGAATAGTTATTACGCAAAATATTTTTCATTTGATTAGTAATAATCTTATTGATCCACGGCCCTAGTGGGCGGCTCTGATCCCATTGGTCCCATTTTTTAAAAATATGAGCGCGTATAATTTGCTCTACATCCTCAAAATCAAACCAGGACAGGGAGTCCAAAAACCACTTGCCCCGTCGCTTTCTTATCTCCAGATTAATGTCTTCGAATTTATCCTCAAAAGAGAACTGGGGAGCTTCACCATCAAGATCCTTGTCTTTTGGAGGTTTTTCTTCTTTTTCTTTGTCTTTTTTTCTTGGGCGCTTCATTGGACGAATCTTCAACCGTTGCTTCCTCTATAGGGGGCAACAGGTCCCCTAAGCTTATCTTTCTATTCCCCAAGCCTCCTGAGGATACTTTACATTTAAAATCCCCTATTGTTGGGACTTCGTATATATCTGTACCATCCAGCTCGTCCGAGCTCTCTTGGCGAAGGCGGTCGCCTTGCTTATTCTTTGCTCGAGAAACCGTTGTCCTTGGTTTAGTTGAGTCGCCTTTGCTTGACAACAATTCTCCGCACTCCCCACAAAATTTAGGGACATCCATTGAGTATAGGTTTTTATGTCCACATGACTGACAATAAGTAAACGGCATATACTATATATAAGGCTTTTTTGTTAAAAAATCTACTATATTAAATACCCAGCGATTAGCTTTGCCTGGTTTTGCATAAACTCTTCCGTCGTCATGCCCTCCACATCCCCAGGAAATGCTTCGATTTTTGAGATATAATCCACGCCCAATATTCCGATAACCTTACCATTTAAAGTCGTAATCGGAACATTATAAATTGCCTGCACACCCTTAGAGTTCAACAAGGACCTGAAACCGCTGTCTCGAATTTCATTAATATCCAAGCAAGAAAAAGACCCAACCGAGACTAATTCCGTAATATATTCGCTATAGTTAGAAACCCTATGATCTTGAGAATGAATACATTCAGAGCTTATCCCCGCCTCCACAGTTTCGTGCGTACAGCTAAATTTTTGCTGGCCTCTTCCGGAAAAAAAATGCCCTCCATTATGAAATTCTAGAACGTAAGCCCTACCGGAGAACATCATCTGCTTAGTATACTTCAGTGCCGTATTAACGTTAGATCCCGCCCTTACGTGCCCCTCTACCGTATTCTTGTGGCGCTCAGACCATTTCTTTTTCGCCCAAACCCCAACTAAGGTAGCAACAGAAGACACGATAGTGGCAATGGCTGTGAGCAATTCAGTTTCCATAATATTTATTTACACTTACAAACTCCATTAATGCGCTGCTTTCTGTATACAAACGCAGATCCGAAAGTACATATAATAACCGCTAATACAATCCATCCTAACCCAGATGTAGGCTGATCGGTATTAATTGATACAGAATTTGAATAGTACTCCTCCCTGTTTATTGTCCCATTTTTATCTGTATCAACAGCTTCGAATGACTCTACTACATTTGGCACCGGAGCGGACGGTGCGGCGTTTCGACTTTTAAATATCTTCGGGCCACTACAGCCAGTGCTCATAAATATTAACAATATTAATAATATAATTTTATTCATCATCTCCTCCTACTGGGTATTGCATAAAAACCTACGACCATAAAGCATAGGTCTAAAAACGAAGAAAGCATAAGCCCCCCCGTAAGCCTCACTACATGAAAGTCCTCTCCTCCAAAAAACCAAGAAAATATACCCCACCTAGTGTTTTCGCCCTTAGGGACAATAACATCATAACTAATATTTGGATTGTGAGCATAAAACAACATTAAATAACATAAAGTAAATGTTATAGACATAAATAATATTCGTCTAGTTATTTTTACGAACGGATCCTTTGCTTGGGCGGCTTGACTTTTAATAGCCGCTTCAATCATCTTCTCATCCCTTGCGGCCAGCATGAGCTGATCTTGTCGCTTCTGCTCAAGCCAGGCGTTCAAGATGTTTGCTCCTATCTTGATTCCGGCGCCCAGAATAGTATTTAGAATTGCGCCCATTATTTTTTGTTTTTCCCTAGGTCGGCAAGCCCCTGGCCCAAGATATAGGCTATCATGGGGGTCACAATAGTCGTGATATGATCCGCATCCCAGCCCCACCCGAAATGGTGATTAAGCATAGGAACAGCGGTGGCCACTACGGCTGCCCAAAATTTCTTGCTGTGGTAGAATTGTTTTTCCATTATTTTTTCTCCTTATTAAAGTTACATTATTTCTATAATGGCCCAAAGGGCCGTAATCGCCATTGCTGCAATAATTAAATATTTTTTATTAAACTTTTTCTTCTCAGGCTTTGGATCAGGTTCTGGATCAGGTTCTTTCTCCTCGGACTTAACGTCTAGATAATAGGGTCCGACGGCATTAATGATCGCATCCCGATATAAAGAATCCTCCATGAAAAAGTACCCTTTGTTCCCGAACCATCGCCCCCAGCTATTTTGAAACTCCCAATATAGCTTCCCGTCAATCTCCTTCCAGCCAATCATCGACACTGCATGCCCACCGACAACTTCGGAGGACAAAAACTTATCAGAATTCACAACGCCCGTGCTGTCGGTTTGAAAAAAATGCCTTCTGACCTTAATCGACGTCCATAGAGGCTCTTTTAATAAAGCCGACTTAATCCGGTCTGTATCTCCCTTGGGAATTACATAGTATCCATTAATCTTATACTTAAGCGCGTTCTCCGGAGCCTCAGGAGACATGGGCGCCCCCTCCTTGCGGAGGTCTGGCCAATATTTCTCTTCGCAGCACCCTTCTTTGACCAGCCCCTTGCATGCGCCACGGATGGTCGTGCCGGAATAATCTTCTCCCGGCCAAGGGTCATATAATTGCCCTTTTTTATAAATCCACATAGCACTAGGCTCCTTGTCCTTGAATTCTTCCGTCGAACCGTAAACAACGCGGCCGCTGTGGCCAACGCAAGACCCAATTGACCCTTGGTTCTTGACGCGAGGCGTAAGGTCGCGCCTGGAAAACTCCTTTAGATCAACCTCTCTGGCTCGCCATATCCTTGAAGTGATCCAGTCTCTGGAATCAACGGGGGCATCAGGCACGTTTAATTTACATCTTCCGAAATATTTAGCTCTAGCTTTTTGCGCTATCCAACTTCCCGATAATATATTTAAGTATTTCACTTCTCAGTATGTCCTCTTTTCCAAATCTAAATGCATGTATACCTCTCTTTACACTTTCCCTGTCGTTAAACAGGTCAAACATGGCCGGAAATCCACTCTTTCCATTGATGTCGCTCTGCATAAAGTCTCCACAAATAAACAATTTGCAATTCTCCCCAATTCTAGTGACAAGCGTCGTAAGCTCCTTATAGGTAAAGTTTTGAGCTTCATCTGCAATTACGATCTTATCCTTCCAGTTTGCTCCTCTAAGATAATTTATCGGCATTGCAGAAATTCTGCCACTTTCAAGCATTTCCCTTTTGGCAGTATTGTTTTTAGGAAGCATTTCATAAAGCTTGTCCTCCAGTGGCGCCATATAGGGATTGAATTTTTCATCTATATCCCCAGGCAAGGCCCCAAGCCCCTTTTCTGCGCTCTCAATGACTGTGCGGACATATAGTAAATCCATCTTATCTGACGCACTCAAAAGCCTCAACGCAGAATAAACTGCCATATAAGTTTTAGTGGAGCCCGCCGGTCCGGCGACAAACATTATCTTAGTATCATCGTTGAACGCGATAGACAAAAACCTTTTCTGCCTATCCGTCAACCTTAGTGAATGGATATGAACGCTTTGTGCCAATTGTGGGATAACAAAATTTTTTTTAGACTTATCGTGAGCCATTAGCTATATATGTATATACACACTACAGAACGATAAAGTGTACTTATATATAATGAAAGATACCAGAGATATACTGAGCTACCTCAGCAATAATCTTAATGGGTACGAATCTACCACTTGGCTTAAAGCGGAAAATGATCTTCTCGACGGGCTCTCGCCCGCAGATATGATACTTGACGGCGAGGCGAGAAGGGTTGGTAGGATTTTGCCGAAAGAGATAAAGAGAATTAAAGCTAAGAAAAAACAGAAGAAGGCTTAGGCATTAGTTCCTTAGGCCAATATTCGCTCAGATCTAGAGCGGATTTGAAGCCTGTGGGCGAATGAAGAGGAGCCTTCCTGATTCTGGCAATTATGCCCGGCTTCTGGGCGAATGGTATATTTTCATCTTTCCTAATTTCTGAAATAGATAGCTCCGCATATAAATCTATTAGACGGTCCCATTGCTTGTGCATGGATTCAGCCTTGCTTAAAAATTTTTCAATTAATAATTCCTTGGGAACATTTATAAAAATTTCACTACAAATCAAATCGTCTATTAGATGATTTAGCGGCACCCCCTCAGGAATAGAGCTTTCACCGGAGAAAAATTCTATTGCGGTAACCTTATGCTTGTCATCGAGATCTTTAATTATGCCCCTGCCAAATGGGTTGGCTTCAAGAATAAACCGATCGACCTGCCCCCGCACCCACTCCTTAGACGGTTGACATTCGCCGTATATGAGCTGCCCAGGTCGAACGCCGTCGGGGTTCTCAAAGAGCACCCCCGTGATTTCCGCTTCGTTCTCTATTTTGACAACCCTTTTTCTGAAAAATTCATAGCAGGCAAAAAAGCTAAATTCTTTATGTCTGGCCTGCCCCTGAGGAATTAATCTCGTGCAGTTTGAAAACAGTCCCCGGGTAATGAAGCCTGCTTTTGATAGAAAATGCACCTCTACTACGGTGTTGCTCAGAGCTCCATATAATATGTTATCCATAATTGTATTATTAGTCAGTATCTACTTTATTACCAGTATCTTCCCAGGAATCTTTCCATTTTGCAGACCCCAGTATCGACAGGAAAAGTTCCCCGTTGGGAATTATGGTTCCACCAGGAAGGGCATTCCCTATCTTCTCTTCCCATGAATCACATATTCCGCGCATTCTAGCCAGGCATTGCGAGTGCGCAGCCCCACCGATGTAAATCACTTCGCAATCACCATCTACGCCTGCGGCCCCATATTTATCGCAGTATTCAGTTGTGATTTCAATTAGGTCTGCGTCCGTAAATCCCGGATGGCCTTTATATGGGCCGCCGGGTTGAAAAGTGTTGCTATCACTATAATTCGATGCGACCTGCGGATTTCTAGCGAAAGCTTCAGCCTCCTCTTGGGTGTCAAAATAATCGTTGGGAAATATTGACATTGTTCCCGCTAAATTACTGCCCTCCCGGACGCCAGCGGCGCCTTGGTGTTTAGAATTATCATGTGATCCGTCGTAATCATCAAAACCAACAACAGGTAATTTAAAAGTTCCACCCCCACTCTTTACCCACCAAGGGGGGATATGCTCACCGTCCACGTGGGGAAGAGAGTGGTTAGTATACGGAAATACCGAGTCACCCACTGGCGTACCCCCCCAACGGCCGTCAGGATTATAAGCATTCCACGGGTTCGAGGCGCCGACAACATACGAAGTTCCGGCACCAAGATGGGTAGTGAATTCATCGGACGAATTTAACCTAAGAAACGCCTGACATTCGTAAAGCTCCCCCTTCCACCAAGCCCGGTCCCCCGGGTAATATTGCGTTCGCGGAGTCATCGTGACGTATATGTCAGCATTATCTCCCGCGCCCTCAGGTTTCCCTCCTTCACTTAGTTCCCAGCCTCCATAATCCCAAATTCTCTCGAGATTTATATTCTCCCATAGCCAATTTCTTCCAGCAACCCATTTTCTCGTCTTATGATCGTACCAGGAAAACCCTAGTTTCTCCCTTTCTTTTGCCCTGCGTATCACCCAGTTTATCGCCGCATCGCGCGAAGCAAACATTTTAGACCCCCTACAGGTTATTGATACATCCTCAGAGTCATAAATATCCGTAGAGCCTTTCAGTATGTTGTCGCTTCCTGCTTCTGCGTTTATGTACCATTTAGTAAGCTCCTGCTTGTTTCCGGAATCTAGGTAGCTCTCTGAATAAAACGCGCCCTTCGCTCCAGTCAATAGCCAGCCCAGGGAATCCCCATTTTCACCAATGTATTCCCACTTGTTATTTGCTCCGCCAGGAGCATCATCTCCTGTTCCGTAGCCAGATGCACTTCCCCCTTCCTCATTAAATCTCCACACCTTCCAAACGCCGCCGTCTTGGGTTTTTACTAAATCCCCCCTATAGTAGCCGGGCGGGGAATATGGACGCACCTGACAGCCGCCCCATGCCCCCGGTTCTAAGTTGTTGCCGAAACCCCAACCCGACATTTGAAGGGAGGGGTGGAGCTTTCTAAGTAATCGTTCCCATGACTTTTTTCTTAAAAGGGGCTGGTCATAAGCCTCACCCAACCACATCGGGCCATTCGAGGAATCCGGAAGGAACTGGTTGGTGACTTTCTTCGCTCCGGACCAGTCCACCTTACCAAAAGCGTCCCCCACCTCAGTTGGGGGTGTGTTTATCGACGAATTTGCGCCCGCATCCACGTCCGCTTGCGTGGCAATACGATAGTCTCCCCACATCATCGGATGGTCCTCAGCACCCCCCATCGTTGACTCCCCGGGTACGTTGCGATATATGGGGTCCAACACGGTAGGAGATAATCCATCACTGATCTTGTCGTCATATTCCTCCTGCCACCTAGATTTACTTTCGCTAGGCGGGGGAAAGGGCTCGTAGGAGCCCAAATGCCAAAAGGCATAAATTGCGCAGGTATCCCACGCAGCTCCCACACCATGACTGCCGCAATTTTTAGCCAAGAACAGATCTCCATCAGACAATATTACGTCTCCCGCGCAGTGAGGAAGGCTGGCGTTAGTATAAGCGCTTCTATATAAGCTTTCTCCTAGTGGTCCAGATCCAGCAGGTTGGGCGGCAGTTCCAGGCTCGCTCGCGTAATACGGCCGATACATCGCAGGCAAACCATTAGTCATAGTTTCCCAGTCGGCTGCAGACACTCTTCCATATTCCCCCCACGTCGGCCTCCAGTCGAACATTCTCCAGGGATGAAAGAACATTATGGAATTGTAAACATTAAAAAGACCCCAATCGTGGCCAACTTGACCACCGTACCAAAGGGCATCTGCACTAAGAACATTCCATCCGCTTTTCTTGGCGATAAAAGAGGAATCTCCGCGATGCTCCAATTCGCCAATACCCAAACCTAGTTCGCTGGTCCCCGATGCGAAGTTCAGCATGTATTGCCTAATCGAGTCACCGGCACCCGTGGGCCAATACCCATTGGGCAAGTCAAAAGTCCACTCCTCCCACTCCTCCCCAAACTCATCGACCCAATCGTCAATAGTCTCGTGAAGCTCGCCATTGACCCACTCCCGATCCCACCCAGGGAAAACCACGGTATATCTCTTGCCCAGTTCAATATCTTTCGCCCATATTATTTCCGGGGCATAAATCGTCGATGCCAGCGGATTATATTCGTCAATTTCCTCCGCATTTATAAACCTTTCGGCAAGTTCAAACCTCAATTCTCGATTATGTCTAGCCGTATATGGCCTATCCTTCCAATTCTCAATCATATCTTTGGCGGAATAAAGCGCGAATTTCTCAGGATTCTGGTCAGCGCCTTGATTATGAGAAGTGCAACCTCCGTCGCCGGGAGTGCCGCCGTCGGAAACCTGATTGTCGGGCCCTCCGTGATGATTGCCGATGACCCAATGCGGCTTAGTCCCTGCCCCGTCCTCAATACTGCTCTTCCAAACCCCGGTGGTCCCAGGCATTGTGTCGTCCCCCCTTATACCAAGGCCTCGATTGTAGTTGTCTGTCGCAGGATCACCCCAATCACCCCAATCTTTAGCCCAGTCGTGAGGCATCAGCCATAGGTTTCCTTTATATATAACCCTATCACCATGACGATACCACGTAGAACTGTCCCAATCAAGTATTTCCTGAAATAAATCCGTCCACCATGATTGAATAAACTTGGTCCCGGCTTTCGGAAAATCTCCATATTTTATTGTGCCGCTCGGAATGTCGTTGTATGCCCTCCATAAGCGACGGTTACGTTTGGGGCTACGATGATCCTGAATGGATATTATATCTCCGGCGGATATATCATTTTCCCACAACCAGTTCATACATTCCCCTACGGGGATATTAGTTAAATCCGTGACCGCCAATTCATTGTATTGAGAACTTCGTTTCGATTGAGAGCAGTAGGAGTCCATTTGATTTTCTCGCCCACGCCAGGAATGGGCCTCATCGGGCCCAATCGTAAAATTATTCATTCCGTGCCTTTTGAGTTGGCCGTAAGCTTCCATGACATCTGTCATCGGGCCAAACCCAAAGTCTACCGCTCGCTGAGGGAATTTATAAAAACCAGCATATCGATTGAGCGAGCCCGCTCCCTGTTGAGCAAGGAAGGCTAACCAATGCTCGTAATTAGAGATTCCGGGGGCGGTATGTGGAGCCCCCTGCGACTGGCGTCTGTGCGGTAGTTGATTACCGGAAGAAAAGACTTGTCCCGCAAGCGTAAAGGTAGGATATGAACCAAAATTGACGCCAATCCATACCTCTAATCTCTGTGTCCAATCCCACCCTTGGCGAAGCTGATTAAGAGCAAAAACCCAATCCCAAACGCTATAACCGTTGCCCGCATCCAAGCCTTCCAATTGTTCTGCCCCAGCGGGAAGATACCTCTGCCAGTAAGTTGGAGAGGGAACCTCACGGTTAATAAAAGTATAGCCTTGAGTATCAGTCAATTCTATAGTTTCTTTATTATCTGAGGTTCGTTGATTCCATCCTGGAACATCGAATACGTCAAATTCCCCCAATCCGGAAAAGTTGTCGGGTTGTCGTTGATCAAGGCCCGCTGAATAATTTCGATAATCCACCGCAAGGGACACCTTGCCAGCCTTGTCGCCCCTGTCTGCCCATGCCAGCGCGCAATGGCCGCCTATTTTTTCGGCGAAACCCGTGTAAATTTGGCTATGACCAATGGAGGTGGCGTAACCTCGCAGGAACCTTTTATACGGATCGCCGCCCCACTTTTGGCCCAGCTCCATTGTTTGGTGCATTATGCCTATCTGAGTTCGCCACCTGTGCTCCTTTTCGAGGCGGTCCACAGACCACATACTACTGTAACCAGTTTTCCCAGCCCCGGCCCCGTCTTTATCGGGAGCTATGTATGTGCCGTTAGGAATGGGCGCACCACCCTCAATACCTCCTTGACCCTCTTCCACCCTCCAATGCATTCTATATACTGTTCCACCAAAGTTGAACCTATCGCCGGGCTTCAAAAATGTATAATTATCGTGAGAAATTGCATCGCCGACCAAACCGTGATTGTGATACTTGCCCAATTTGGTCATGGTGTTGGAGTTCGGATCCAACCAACCCCAAGACACATTCTCGCCGACGCCTTGGTTTTCTTGCCCGACAAGCAAACTGAATTGCGACTTCCAACTTTGATGAGCCTTATCCCCGAAGGGCAAAGACCACGGGTCGCACATCCAGGCCCCAAACATGGCGGTTGAGGGGAAATTTATCCTTCTATACTCCAAATGACCCTGCAAGAGCAAAGAAAATACAGAGTCAGGTATTACCTCCGGACAACCTTGAGTAAGCGCTCCGGTCTGCAGTCCCAATATTTTTGTCAGACTCCCGCGTCCTGACGCCGCAGTAAGCCTTGGGTTCTTTGGTTCGTCCTTCACTCCAAACTGAGAGCTCTCAGCTTTAGTGGTATCAAAATCGCCAACAATCCAAGCATCATCATTAAATCTGTCATTGAAATTTCCGCCGAAAATAGAGTAGCCGAAAGTGTACGCCAAAGAATCTCCAAACGAGCTATGCAAGCCCCAAGTATCGGTCGCAGCCTCTGAGTATCTCTCAATTTTGGAGTATATTGGCCATTTTATGTCAGGATGATACTCTCCTTCATTCCCTGCGGTTGCCATATCGGGCACCTCGGAAATGCTACCCGCCGGCTTCCAGCTGTAAGTTTCGTCGCCAGTAAACCGGTTCATAAATTTAAACGCATCAAGCGCGCCTCGGGGGTGGTGAGTAGGGAGTGCTGGGGCCCATTGGGAAACGCTCATCTCCCCCATCACTTGCCACCAATTATACATGCCATCAGGAGGATTTTGTGAATTATTCGCATGATTCACTACGCCGGGAAAGTAATAATTGTTCCATCCGTGCTCAGAAGCATTAGAGAATAAATCGATCAAGTCCAGTTGACCTGCTGTGGGCCATGATTTAAAATTGAAGTCCCGTATAAAGCTCGGCGCGAACGGATCTAGTGAACCCCACCCGCAGCTCGCGTCTCCCCACGCTAAGCTCACTACATGGGAAAGCATGTTCGTCCAGGTGACAGTTATACCGGTCGGCGCATTGGAGCCAGACACAAAACTGCCCAATAGATTATGGGTAAAATCTATATATTCGGTGTCGAGCAAATTCTTCTCATTCACTATATTGGTATTACTGTCGCCATAGAATGGGTTGACAGATTCTCCGAAAATCGAACCTGCCGTCCCGAGATATTCGTTGTCTTGCCCTCCATAATATAAATACATAGTCCCTGACCCCCCATAATCGACTTGACTGGTGACGCCGACGCCCGCATGGTCAAGGTCTAGGTGCCACCCTGAAATTCTTTCGTCGGCCCAGGTTGACGCATTAGTTCGAAGGGAGGTATAGCTCTTTCCTCCAATAATATCCCCGGAGGAATCCGGGGCATACATGACCTGGAAGCCCTTGGAAAATAACTCCCCGCTCTCGTTTACATAACTAATTGTTGCCCATCTATCAAGCTGCCATTCCCTGTAAAAATATTGAATTGGGTTAACATTAATCATTGACGCGGAGGACTCCCTCCAATACAATTCCCCAAGAGAACTGCCAGGTTCAAAGGAAAAGAAATGGTCTTTAATACATTGGTAAATCGTGCCTTTATGAGTTACAAAATCAGGTTCGCGACCAATAAACGCAGAACCCGCCTGATCGGCATTGGACCCTGCTACCATATCACTACCATAACCGTGATGAAATAGTGTATTTGGTTGCCCGTTTAGGAGCTGCGAATGCCCAGAGGGAAGGCTTGTTCGGTATGATTTGTTTGATACCCATGCGTCAGCCAATCGATTAATTTCCGGGAGAACCTTGTCCCGAATATCCTTCGACCCCTTACGACACAACTTGCCATCGATAAATTGTGGCCACTTTCGAATTCGCCGCTTGGGTTTACTCCAAAAGCCAAAAGAATCCATAAATACCTGCTTTGCAATAATAGGCTCACCCTCTCGACCACTTGCGTCATCAAGAATTACCGCAGGAGCCCCCTTGAACGAGTAATTCTCTAAATAAGGACGCAAACCAACGCCCCCACATTTGTATGACCTTCCTTCCGATATAAATGTCGCACAATCACCTTGTAAAGATATGAATTCTACATTTGGAAAAATAAATTCGGGGCCATCCAAAAATTCAGATTCCAATCCGAGCGCATTCCCAAGTGAGCGCCCCTCATATTCATCCCTATCAGAGCCCGATATTTTATTCTCACCCGTTCCAAAAAGATTTCCCGATTGAGAAAGAATGAGAGAATTATTACCAGAGGCGGCGACAGCGATAATCTCGTCTAGTTCCACGGCTTGATTGTTGTTATTACCATGAGAAATTAAATGCGGTTTTATAAAGATTTCCCTAGTGCAGAAATGCGTGTCACCGAATGCTTTTTTATATAATTTGAAATTTGCAGTGCGGGGCATTTTAATTTCCGACGAAGGAAAAGTGTGAGTAGCACCGTCGTTTGGCATCATTCCTAATTTTCCCAAAGGGAACCATCCAGACAAACCCGTCGACCCAAGTGTGCCACCTGCGCCATTTTCCTGATTAACAAGGGCATGCATCGCCTCACCAATAGAGCCAAACGTGAGAACCTCCACGTCAGGCTTCTGCCATTTCCCTAATTTGTTGGTATCCGCCCAATCCGACTTGAGCGTTTCAGGGGGCAGAGTCTCAAGTCCTCCGTTCTCCGTTATGCTCGGAATGGATATTTGGAGATGCTCCTGAAGTAATGTACCTTCTACGCCTTCGCCGGGGCCGACGTAAACGACATGAGAAACGTGGTCTATCCAAACCCGACTTCCGGGCTGATAAGTTTTACCATAGGCCCATTTTTCAGGAGGTAGTGCCGGTTGCTCTATTGCGCTCCACGAAGGATCGTAAATTGGGTTAAGGCTAGAGGGGGCGGTGCCCTCTAACTTATAAAAACCTTTGCCGGACTCCCTGCCCAATCTATCGCCTAAATCGAAATCGCTTTCGATTCCCCCGGTTTTGTTTCTCCAATCTATTTGCTGCAGGGAATTGTCCCCAACGCCGAACACTTTGCCTGAGGCAGTCCTTATTAGAATGTGGTCGGAGCCAGCCTCAACTTGCAGCGCCTTATCAGAGCCATAATCCTCGTGGTCGTATAGCGTATGAGGCTCGGGAGTAAGAGTTGTACTGCTAATCTCATCCTCTATATCTGCCAGCGAATTTGTGCTCAGGTCATAGGTTTTAGTGATCGCCTTGGGTGCGGGCATCGACCATTTTTTGCCGTCCACTCGCTCAAGGGATTCGCTAAAGCCTATATCGCTAGTATTGTCGTCCTTCATGGAAACGAACACCAGAGTACCGAAAAGGTCATCTCCATCAGCGACCTGAGCGGTAACAATGTCGCCCTCATTATAGGAAGATTTCGATATTGTACTGCCTTGATATTCTGGGTCCTCACCCATGCCGGCAGCCGCAGTATAATCGAAAAACCCAGAAAACCCGCGTGGCGAATACTTTATATGATTTTCCCAACTTCCGATGCCAGGCAAATTGGACCCGTAAATGGCGTCGTTATCAAGTATCCAACCCGCATGAAAGACAATATCCCCACTGTCATGAAATTCTTCGTTCACGGCCGCACCACCAATTTCGGCAGAAAGCAAATACCTGAATTTTCCCTCATCGCCCAGTAACCCCCATCCAGTTGGCTGACCCCAGTCATATTCCCACATGTAAAAAGTGTGATACCCTTGAGCAAGTACGAGCGGTGGATCGAGGTCCTCATGATGACCTCCCCCATTATTCTCGGGCCACGTCCAAGCGCTCGCTGCCATCACTTTGTCCTGATCATAGCCCGTACCTGTTTCTCCAGCAACGCCATCGGCATAAGCTCGTACGTCAGGAGGGCCGTCATCGAGAATCGACCACACAACCCTATGGTCATTATACGAAATCATCCCGTATCTTGTTTGAACAATAGTGCTCCAATCTCCAGCGGTTCTTGCATCGGTCGTTTTTCCCGGAGAATACATAACTCCCCACCTTCCTTGGGTCAAAATCTCAGGCTTAATAGTTCTTAAAACAATCCCAGAAGAAGGTCTTACGTATATATGGAAGAAAATTCCTGAATCCTTCCTCCAGCCGGTCCCAGTGCCGGTAAAAGCTAGTTTCCCTACGATCTCTCCGTCAATCACGGGGAAGAGGGCATTCCCTACGCCATAATTTTCCGCATTAGACGATATTTCAGTAAAATCAATATCTATCCCGCTCATAAAACACTCGAAGCGCTCGCCGTCCTCCTTCTTAGTTTTCTCTGCGTCAGTAATGTAAATCCATTGTCCGTATTTAGCGGTATAATACCAATTGCCGCCGGTTTTGCCCAATGACGTCAGCTTATTGTTTGCAGCCTGGGAGGCCCTGGCAAGGAAGGTGTGTCCTAATATCGGGTCTTCCACCCAATCCCTCATATAGGTTTGACTGACATACTTATTACGGAACCATTCGCTTTTCGCCAGGGTCCTTCGCTCAAGGGTCGACTTATGCCTGATGGCCCCGTATCGAGTGGCTCGATCTGCTTCCGTCAGGGGCCCTGCCCAATGCAGCTTTGCATATTCTTCGCCCGTCATCCAAGGGTAGAGTTCTTCTCTAGCATCAGCTACGTCAGTCCAAACATTCATATAATAATCCCAGTCGGTTTGGTCGCCATACCAAGTATAACCGGCGTAATCCTCCTTTTGTTCGTAGTCCTCTAAGGGGTATGGAAGTATCCCGGTCACCATATCTGTACTAAGTTTTCCGGCAGCACCACCAATTCCATTTCCAGCCCGGTGCTGGATCCGATATTCAGTTTTAACCTCCGCGTCCTCAGTCCATATCTCTGCGCCATATCCTAACAATAATGGAGCGTTTATGGTAAGGTTGGTCACCAGTAGTCCTGCAGGGTTATTAACGTTCCCCGCATTTTTCACATACATCACCAATGCATTATTTCCTGCCGCTCCAGCTCCAGCCCTAAAGATATTACTAGCCCCGATGCCCTGGGGTCCGATGTCTATGGAGTTAAGCTCCCCAAACCACCCCCCATACCAGGCTGCGGTCACAGGCTTGCAGGAAACGCTATATATAAAAGCTGTCGAGTCACTCGAGGTAGTGTGGCATATAAATTCTACGCTGTGAGAGGTATGCGTGGCGACGAAAGTAAACTTTGTTTCCGTCCATCCAGACCCCAAATCTCCGACGTCAATGGCTTGGTGCCCACTTCCTGCATAATCGTTAACTAGATTTCCTCCTTGTACCGCTTCTAAGTTGTCAACAGTCGCGGTCGGCACGCCTCCCTCCCACGCCCAAATTATTGCTCCAACATCAGGCTCGGAGTAGGCGGTCCGGTATGAGACAAAAAACCGCACCTCATATTTCTGGCCCACCGTCAGGGGTTTTGGATAATTCGGCCCATACCTTTCTGCACTCAGTTCAGATCCTTGATGCCACTGAGTGAAGCCTGCTCCGCCAAGCTTGTCGGGATTCCATGTTCCAAGCTGAACGTATTCATTAACCGATGGGTTGAGGGATCCGGAGTCTTTATGGCCCCCGAATCCATATGTGTTAGGCGTATAATCATACCCCCAGGGCACGAGGTGCAATCTTGCCGCGCCACTGAGGCCTCCTGTTTCAACATGAGACTGTAACCCCCAATAATAATTCGCGCCCCCGTATTTACTTCGCATCACGCCTGGCTCAGTGTCGTAGCCCAACTGGCGCGATCCCCACGCACTGCAATTGTCCTGTATAATTACAACCTTGGCGAAATTATAAACCCCCATACAGGCCAAATCAGAGAGGCTTGGCTTATTGGAGTTGTCCCAGGTGGTCGGATGATTTGGCCGGCTATAGTCGTAGCTTTTGTCAAGCAAATTACTGAGATATTCAAAACGGTTACCGTGGTTATCCAGATGCAATTCTAGCGTCTGAGCCACGTAGTGGGTCGTTTGGTTTAATTGTTCATACGCTGGATAATGCATCCCGTGGTCGCGAAGCTCCTCATCCAAGTTTGAGCCACTCGCCCCAAACCAAGATGTTGCAGTATTCCCAAACCCGTCCCTGTCGTTATTCTCCCCCCAAAAAGTCCCCCATTTTGTAACTCCGGGTAAAATTTGTTGTTCCCCAGATTTGCGAGCATGATCGTGCCAGTATGTGGTATACTTGGGGTTGCCGTTGTTGTCCACAAAATCCGGATGATCCTCTAGCCATAACCACACGTTGGCAGTCCAGTTGTCGGGAAATAATGGTCGCCACCCAAAAAGGTACTGGTGGCCATTGCCACCAGCATAACCAAGCATAGACTTATTAAAGTCCCAATTAGTCAGGTAAGATGTTGTCTCCCATTCCTCACCAGTAACCAAGTCGGGATTTATGCTGTGCCACCCGGCCTCACTGTGGATTTGAATATCCAGCATTGTATTATCCACTGCGAAGTCGAATGACACTGTAACCTGTGATACATCAATTCCTTCATCAAGGTGAAAGGCTTGATAGAAAACGGGAGTGGCTTGCGGCCATAAAGTCGGCACCCCACCTTGTTCACTCCACCAAACCCCCACCCAGCTACTTCCTTCTGGCGCATCCAGCCAGTTCCCCGGAATAAGATTGTTTGGTATCCAGGCCGCTGGGTAGAGGGGGTCGTTCGCCGTTGCGGGTAACACGCCGTTGGGCTGCACAGACCAAGCGGTATCCTTTTTGCTGTCGGAAGAATATTGGCCCCCAAACTGGACCCCAGTATTATAAATGTTAATCTCTTTGTGAGATTCTCGCTGAGTCAGTACGGACCATACCGCAACATCAGCGGGGGTTTTGTCCACCGTAGTAGTGACGGCTCCCTTGGCATATTGTTTATCAAATTCGTTGGAATTATAATAGGTTGCGGTGCTCGCCCTCCAATATCCATTATAGAACCAAATTAAATTATCTACATTTGCAACGTGCCTATATACCGGGTAACCACCGGTTGGACTGGGGAGGTCGACCTTCCGGTACGATCCCGCAATCCCCACGCTGGGGTCACTGATGGTTGTGCCGTCCTGACGGATTACATTTCCACCAAAGAACTCAATGGAACCCCAGTCTTCTTCAGCGATCCTTTTAACATCTGGATTTAAACCATTGCTGTCCGTAGCAACATAGGCTGGCCCCGTGTTTGGCCAATATTTATGGAGATAATTATTGTTTAAATTATCGAAATTTGTGCTGGCTGCATCCTGGGTAACCAGCGGGGTGATACTCTCGCTTACGCTATTCCACTCGCCAGGAATAACTCCAGGAAAGGTGTGGGCTCCAGCGCCTTGATCCCCAATTTTACTCCAAAGGGAGCCCGAGTAGGATACATATTGACCGTTAACATAATCTATATGTTCTATATATGGCTCCCAGGTTTCTCCGTAGGCAATATTGCCTTGTATTAGCGATCCATATTTTACGGCTTCCCCACCCGCAAATGGGTCGGGATCGCGGTCCGTCATATGATGAATCAGGCCCCAGTTGTCATTTTGCCAAAGTTCATTTACCGTTAAATCTCCGAACGAATCAAAGGTATCGCTCCCACCATGGAACATAACATTATCCGCTCGCCTGACCTCGCCATGGGTTGCTTCGCTGTGGAAATCCAAGCCTTGCACCGGGATGTCCTTGCACCCTATAATTGACCCTAGGATTTTTACATCGCCGTCTTCTGTGACGTAGATCGTAGAATGCTCATTTGTTGACGCCCAAACAACATTATCATCTGTTAATTTTACCGGAAACGGGACCGCCGGAGCATTGCGGTTTGCAGCCAATTTAAGGCAGTTCGCCCTAAGATTATTGTCATCGTTATTATTGAGAGAGTGCTGACTCGGGCGATCCATGTATGAATAATTTGCTCGATCCTTAAGCCTATACATCGCAAGGGCGAGGCATTCAGTGCCAGATACCGTCATGGTCTTGCTATCGTGGAAGTAATCTATAACGCAATGATTTTTGTGCGATCCCCCGTAAGGCAGGTCTAGATCTGGCCAGCCTATGTACTCCCATTTGGGACTAATCCCCGGCTCGTCTTCCGGAAGGGCGTTTTCGATGGAGACCCATCGTTCGCCCAAATGCTCCCTTTCCTTAAACCAACTAATGGACTCATTATCGGTCCACGGAGCTGCTTCGCGGGCTCCATTGTATTTCTTGTCGTGCCCCCACCAGCTCCGCTCATTCCAATCCGGGGTGCCCCATTCGCGCGTAGTGTTAAAGCGGTCCCCATCGTCCCATTGAGACGTTGGGTACAAATTCTGAAATTTACCATGTGGCCACGAGATGCCGTTCCAGGAAGTGAGCTTGTTGGAAATTTCCGCATTATCCCGATACGGAAAAAGCCAAGCTGGAACCATCCACCCTCTGTCATTTTGTACGGCCGCCCCCGCCATATGTCGCTCTTTGCTCCCCTCAAACCCTGCGACAACAAAATGTTCCCTCTTCTTCGTCGCAGAATTATCGGTATCTGTGCCGCCATAAAATTCCCAAGCGGGCTTTATCATCATGGTAGAAAGACTCTTAGCGTACTCCGATGTACCATCGAGAGAGAACGAGACATCATAAGCACCCTCCGCTCCGGATCGAGCCTGTCTTGCGAATGGAATATAGTCCTCAGAGTTGAGAATAAAATGAGTATTTACGACCTTGGGAACGCCCCGGTTGTCAGGCTTATCAAACCCGACGCATTCAATCCCCCCTTCTTTCCAGAAGTTTATATTGTCGTACCACGGAAGAATTCTTCCTGCGATTTTTAATTGCTCCTGAGAGGCCCACCAAGGTGTCACGCCAGCAGGATATAACTCTTCCTCCGGAATCCATGTTACATTATTATGCAAATAGGAATCTTGCTCGGCGCTAGTCTTATCGAACCAGTCTAACGGAAATGTGGCCCATGCCATCCTCTCCCATTGCGGGGCAGGGTTAGCCCGGTTATGATCTTTTGTTAGGTACGTCGCCCACCCCGCAAGGTGGGGGTCGTTTTTATTGCTTGCAATTGGGTCGCCTGCGGCGTGGTTAAAGTTGGCATATGATAAAAGGTCGAATCTGTCTTCGGCATCAATCAAATCATGAGACCAATCTCCCCAGTCTTCGGGATCGTCGCTAGAGCTATTGAAGCTTTTATCTGTGATGCCTAGGGAGTTGTTTTCGTTCTTCCCGAATCCATATAGCTTCTTGTCTGTAGTAATAAATACGGTATTACCTCCCCCAGACCTAACGAAATCTATGTCGGGTTCTGGGTCTAATAAGGTATCAGTCGTGCCGTTCGCGTATATTTTTACCCTTTGCAGCTCGTCGTCTTGTGCGTCCTTCAATGGGGCACACATATTATGCTTTCCAAACGTATCTAAGTTCCATTCTAAATTTGAACCGTAATATGTTTCAGGTTTGCCGTCAATTTTCTTATAATTACTAATTCCGAGGTACCCCAACTCGGAGCTGTCCATTCCAGAGGCATACAGCTTATTATTTGAGATCATGAATCTATTTTGCCAGCCCAAACCAGCAGAAACGGCATAGGTTTTGCTAACGGCATTATTTACGTCAAGATACGTATCTGCGTCCACATCCGGAGCCGCGCCACTTACGTTTGTAATCTTAACTGACATTGGGAGGATCGCCGTGTTCTGTAGTCCCGCAAATGAATTGCCCAATTTAAATTCTGAAACGAACCCTAAATTCCCCCTCAAGACCGTGGGCGAATTAAAGGCATAATTAAATAAATCAACATCTTTCCTTTGTGTGCCCCCAGGGTTCTCATTAGAGAAAAGGGATAACGTCAATTCTTTTGTTGAACTCATATAGCTCTGGCCATCAACGGCTTGCATCTCGAATGAGATATTAATATTCAAGCCGGAATTGGTAAATATATTTGACATGTTATCAAATGGCCTCAAAAGATATTCGCTTTCGCCATGAGTGGAGTCGAGTATATTTTCTGCGCTGGGACTAACTCCTCCCGCTGGTTCGCCTGAAGCATTATGAGCGTCTAAGCATGAATAAAATACCATTACGTCATTTGATTGGCTCAGCTCGTTTTGCGTCGGCAAACTTCCGGAATCCTCATTGGAGTTCCACACCACACCCCTTTCCTTCGCGTAGACTATATCTCCCAATTCATAGGGTAAGTTATTTTTCCATTCATCCACTCGCTGCCACATGGATTCAAACAAAGACGGCTGAACGCCAGAAGACGCGCGCCGAGCGTAATATAATATATTTAGTTCCTTTGTGAAATCTCCGGTGTCGAATGATTGATCGTGGGTCCAGGGAGCAATCTCTCCCTCTGGTCCGCTGATGTTTTTCCATTTTGGCATTACCTGCAATTTATCTCCAAGCTGCTCAAGCAGTCCTATATTAGATCCGTTGTTTTCTATTTTGAGTATTGAAGAATTTTTATGGGACACTTCATCGTATTGGTATTCAATTTTACTATTCATGCCGCCCAACAAAGAATCTGAATCGAGGAGCGACTCACTAATAATCCTTGATGCATACTCCACAGGTCGAACAAATACCCAAGATTCACTCACGCCAGGTACTTGGCCTGCGGGGATATCAGTATCGGCTTGCCACACATAGGTGCCATCGTGCACTGCCTCGTCAGCGGAGTAGGCCTGGTTGGAAAGCCACTGAGATGGTTCGCCGATCCTTATGTAGGGACTTTCCATAATCCCTGCGTATGTCAGTCCAAAATCAGAATAAGAATCGCCGGTGTTTATCGGCAACCTTAGGTATCTTCCTAAAACATTAGCATTGGACATAGAGGAAATAAACCCAGAGTAGGTCGTAAAGTTATTCCCGTCCGCCCCCTTTAGCTGGGGGATTAGTTTAATTGTTTGATTGGAATTGATGCTGATTTCCCCACCATCATATATTGCGCCATGATTTGGATGGCCAGTATCGGCGTTTCCTCCAGTATATATTTCAGTTGTTAACTCTATTGTTGGAGGGTATGACTCATCCTCTTTAACGAACTTAATTGGATTTACATCGCCCACTCCTCGACTATCGAGATTAAATCCTGCGTCGAGATTGAAGTCGATATCACTATCAATCGAGTCCACCCAACCCCTGAAGGCCCGTATGGCAGGATGCCTATCTTCATCTTGATTATTCTCGTTAAGTGGGTGTGGAAGGTCTCCCGAAGAAAGGGTGTCGCCTTCTGCCCTCAGATCAACGTTCCAGTCCTCATAGTTAACACTTACATAGTCAAGCGATGCCAAAAACAAAGGGCTATCTGCATCCGGAACGCCGCCGACCCAAGTATCTATCATATGTGTTGTGGGATATTTTATTCTTGGAGTCCAGAACTTCGCATTGTTGCCGGAGGCATCATAGGTTTTTAATCTTGGCCCAAAAATATCCAGCCTAGAGTTGAAGGCTTCAGACACGGCGTATTCGCTTGAACCTTCGGCCTTATGTATAAAATCAAAATCTCCTTCAGTTAAAAAGTATTGTGGCTCCACGCCAGCAGCGATCTCCTCTGAAGATGGATAGGTGCGATCAAGGTCAAATTCCCTACGCGCCACCGGCTGCCAATATTCACTAGGACGAATAACCAATGTATAGTTGCTCGTAAATCCACTCATAGTCCCGGAATTTATCGACACGGGGAATTCGTAGATTTTTTTACCGACATACCCGGAAATGTCAGCCTTATATTGAAGGCCCTCTATAACGGTTGAGTTTTGCAAGTTCCCTTCCAAAACAAAATTATCATCCAATAGGGGAGTTGCATCCGAGACATAACAGAACTGTTTAATTTTAACCCGCCATTCATTGTCGTCCATTTTTACGGCGTCACCAATTCGATAGTAATTTTCATAGGTAAGATCATATGAATAATTATCCGAACCAAAGAGGTCCCTCTGTCGAATTTTGAATTTTCCATCCAATTCCTCCAACCCGTAATATTGAGCGTAAGCCCTTCCTCGATTGTCATTATTTGCGGGATCGACATTAGGGTCAATGCGCTCTGCGGTAAATTCGTTCTCGGTAATTTCGAGCCAAGTCGTTTCGGCATATAAGTTCTTTCCTCTAAATCTGGAATATTGTAGATCTTCTACTAGGTTCGATAAAAAATACGCCGTCTCACTTGCGGACTCTTTTGGAAATATCCCAGGAACAATCCCCACACCGGCCGGATCTGCAGGAGAATCTGTATCCTTTATGCACTGAAAGCAATATGAGGCGACCGCTGCGTCTGCCTTAAGAAATAAAAACTCAGCACTATCCAAAAGGTTCGTATTCTCATCTGTGGGATAGCGCCCGGCCCACTCCTGGTAGGTCAGGCTTTCCCCCGAATTCGGGTCGACCATAGTAGGGGTTTTCTCCTTAAGTGTGACAAGATCTCCGACCTTGTAATTTTCGGCCTGCTCCATATCCCACGGAGCTATATCATACAATCTTTCAGACATTAATCCAAGTCCGCTTGCTCCATCAAGAGAATTAAACCACTGAAGTCCTAGCGTAATCCCCGATTTGTTATTCGGGGGAGAAGTAGATAGGCCCGTCTGTGACGACTTAAAGATTTTAACCCAACCATCGTAGAGGGTAATCTGAGTAACCATGGATAATGGTGAAATCGCGGTATTGCTGAGAATACTTAGCCTGGTCCACTTCTCTTTGTTTAAAATTGGATCGTTATCTGCCGATGCCCCCATCGAGACATTAGCCTTAAAGAATAAATTTAAATGTAATGGAAAAAAGTTTTCATTATCATTCTTTAGGGATTTGTAATATATTTTTGCTCCGTCGTCTTGATATACGTATACTGTGTTATGCTCGTTTCCCGGAGAAACCCATTCAGAATATACTTTCTCTTGTCTCCAGGCATCACACGCGATTGCTGTGGTCACCTCCCACCAATCTTCCCGTGGGACCCTAGTCATATTGCCTCCGGAATATTCCTTGGTATCATTCCATTCAGGTATATTTGCCAAGGTCTGAACGTTGCCCTGGGGATTTCCCGTACGATCAACAGTTAAACTGAAAATAGATTCCTGCTGGAGGTCCGATCGCCCCAAATCTATAAAGTGTTTTGCCTCAAATAAATTTTGCGATGTATCCGCATCAATCGTAGTCGACAAAACCTGATTGCCATCGGCAGTAAGATCTTTAAACTTACTACCGTCAAAACCCTTAAAGCCAGTCTGAAGCAACCCTAATGCTGCACTAAACTCTGAATCCGACATCTCGTCAGTTCTTTTTAGAATAGGCAGAAAAGCGGCGTCAACGTGAGAATTGATAAATTTCTTGCCTTCATTCTCGATCTGATCTGCCCTGCCGAGCTTGTTGCCTAATATTAAATAGTGACAGGGGTTGTCTCCACTAACCGAGGCGCTACCGGTTATAGTCTTAATTGAGAGCAATTTGGTCAAAGCCTGATCCTGGGTGCTGGACTCAAGTTCGTAGTCATAATCTACATTCGTTTTTGGTTGTCCATGATCTAAGCTCATCGAGCCCAGCGCCCCATGCCCGCCGACATACATATTGCCATTACTGAAAATTTGGGGCGTTACGAATTCGATTCTCTGCCGAGAAAGCACATCCTCGACCATCATGATATACTTGCCTAACTGTGTACTGCCCTTATTGGAGCCGGGGTGAACACCCCCTCTTCTCCTCGCGTGAACATAGCCCCTCCTCATATAAAAAAATGGCGTAAGATCTCGATATTGAAAATGTAGAAGATCTCCCTCGGAGGCCAGGTCAGTATTAATATTGTTGGGGTTCAATATTCCCTGAAGATAACGATTTATGTCGGATCTGGATATTTGGGATGTAGAATATGTGCTAATCCCTGACGTGGAGCTGTAGGAGCTTAACTTTGTGGTCCTTCCAAAGGTGACCGCCAATCTAGGCTGCCCCCCATGATCCTTTCGGAGGGTTTTTGTATAAATAAATATATCATATCCGCCATCTTGGTACGGGCCGCTTTCACTGCTGGCGCCAGAATACCATGACCGGCACTTATCCCTGCTATATCTTTTTAAGGGTTTTGCGAATTTCACCAATAAGTGACCGAAGATATTGGAAGACCCAGTAAAGTCTGCCATTCTTATGCGGCCCGCTTCTCGCTGTACGGGTTGGCCTGCTAGGTTTGTTTGGCCTTGGTACGAGCTATTATGGGCAAACTTTTTGATTTCAAATTTTTTCTCAGAGAAATATTTGTATATTGATGCAAGCGATGAATTTGGGCGATTAATTTGAGAGTCATACTTAACCCAATACTCATTAATCTCACCGCTTTCCGAACCGTACCATGGGGTTCTTTCGGAATTCCATGATCCGTTCGCATTAGAAGCGCTCGAGGGGTAAGTTTTAGCGGCCCCAACCTCTTTTTTGCACATGGCTAAGGAGGGAAATCCAATTAAATTAAACGTTTCCGTCCAGTTGGTTAAATCATCGATGTTTGCCAGTCCAGATGGGGGATTATAGCTAACTATATCGCCAGGAAAATAAGTTAGGCCGGAATTCCACTGGCTAGACCCAGATATGTTGTCCTCGGCACTCATTTTTGCATCTAAAAAATCGAAGGAAGCCCCCATAACAGCATTAAGCGAAGTTGACGAAAATCCAAACCTCCTGTCGGGGAGCGCACTTATATCATTGTCCCCAAACCCGTATTCAGGATAATCCACAATATATCTATCTATTATCTGCCCATCTTGCCCAGTTGCCGGTGAGGCCGTTCTTGCGGATCCGCCCCC